CGTAAGTAGCCGGAGTTTTTTTTGTCTAAAAAGTAAAATAAAGTGTGTAACACTAACTAGGTATAGGTTACCGGTAGTATCTTTACGTATCGTTAATAAGTACGGTAAAAAAATACAAGACAAATGAACATAGATAAAATGTACGTTGGACAAAAGTTTTCCCTGCTTCTCCCGGAGGGAGACAAAATGGACTTCCAAGTCCGGCGGGTCACTTTTGATGGAGTTATGACAAACACCGTTTTTTTGACGCAACAAATGTTGCTCAAAGCAGGAGTTATAAACGAAATGCTTGGCCCTTACGGGCTGAGTACCGAACTCTTTCTAGGTTTCATGGCTGAAAAGCCCGAAATGGACTATGAAAAATACCAACTAGATTAAACTGAATCTGAATTTACAAAAGCAAAAAAAATTGAATTATGAGTAATATGAACCAAAAGACGATAATGTTTTACTTACCAATCAAGCGAGACATCGGCCGAAAGGTCTACCACATTTTACACGGTGAAGGGACAATAACCGAAGACTACAACCTCACCTACTACAACGTTTCTTTCAACCCAAAAGGCGAAAAAGGCGAAAGCTTCAAGTTACGGTTTAACGTCTACGGCGAAGAGCCTGGGTCCAATGCAGGTACCGTATTGTCTTGGGAAAGCTGGTGGGCAAAAGATTTACCTGCCGTACCCGGTAATGCAATCTGGGTAAAATATGTGACTAGCAATAATTGTCTGGTAAAGAACGCAACGTTAGCTGCCATAATGCTGACACAAGCAGACGCAGACGGAAACGTCTGGGTCATGCTAGAGGAAGGCAAAACTCTACAAGTGGATAGAGTTGACGTTACCCCGATATTCGACCCAATAGTAGACAGACACATCAAAAGTCAACTCAAAGTGACTGAGTACGATGTATTAAGAAAGTTGACAGAAAAGTGTGATGAGTTTGCCCTGCCATGGGTGTACAACGTTGATGAGCGTGTAAGCAACTTAGTTTTCGATCGTGGATGCAGCGAAAGCAAAGCAATTAAGCTGGTTTGGGCAGATCCTAAAACGTCAATTATGGAACTTAAATACATAGCGACGGAATATGGTGATGATCTTAGAAGCGAAAAATAAAGTACAGAACACTAACTAGGTATAGGTAACCTTCCGTACCTTTACGTATCTTCTAACTGGCTGCAAAGCAAATCCGCTTTGCAGCCAAAACGAACTGAATTATGAATATTAAATACGAGGCCAAAAGACTTTGGATAATGTCTCTTGAAGAGACCAAAAAAGAAACACGGGTGCAGGTAGGGGTACGCCTACTCATCCCAAGCTACGCAGACGCGCTCCACGAATGGGTTAAACTGGAAAACGTTACCCGTCACGGTAACCCGGACCGGGATAACGTGGACCGCAACGACGCCCTGAACTTAGCTTTGGCTTTAGGGATGGAAACATTTTTCGAGCGTATGCTGACCTTGAGGGCTGCACACGACGAATTTGATAGGGCTATTGATCAAAGTCAATTTGAAAGCAAATTTGATAAATAATGAACGAGCTACAACAACAACAAACCAGCTACTCCGAGGAGACAATCCAAATACTGGTAGACGCGGGCATAATTCCTCAAGGAACACCATCGGCGCAAATAGCGGTGTACCTTGAGGTGGCACGTCGCCACGATTTGGATCCGTTCACGAAGCAACTACATTTGGTTGCCTACCCCAAATTTGACCGTGATACAAAAACGTGGGGCAGTACTTACGTAACTATAATAGGGATAGATGGGTACAGGAAAAGAGCCTGTTCATCCGGTACACATGCTGGTACGGATGATTGTCTTTACGACCTGCAAAGTGACGGACGCTATCTGTCAGCGGCTCAATTAAAAAAAGCGAGCCGCTTACCCCTGACCGCTACCAAGACCGTTAAAAAAATAGTAAAAGGACTTCTGGTCTCTTTTACAAAAACGGTAGTCTTTTCTGAGTATGACAGCGGCAAATCGAAATGGGCAAGCGCACCATTTACGATGATAGACAAAGTGGCTGAAAGCCATGCGCTTCGTATGGCTTTCCCCGAACAGACGGAAGGGCTTATGATTGAAGAGGAGGTAACAAGCTATTTGGACGAAACTGCTTTGCCGCTGACAGAGTCCAAAGCACCTAAAGGGTTAAGAACTCCAATGGGTAACCCAGCAAAAGCTTCCTCCAACCCTTCTAAAGTTTACGAAGAGGTAACGAAGCAAGAAGACGATGATGACTTATTTTTAGGTGATTGGAAGATAGCAATCATTGCCATAATGGAAAAAGAAGATGTGGCAGCGGTAACAAGGTTACAAAGCCTCAACTACTTGTATCGTAAGAATGAGAAAGAGATTGATTATGATGAAGACATAATTGAGCTTTTTAAACAAGCGAAAAACGAATTAGGCCAGCTTGATCCATCTGACGTTAAAACGGTGGAGTTATGGAAGTGACAAAAAAGCTACTACTTGATAAATATCTCAAGTGTCTCAACATAGAACTTCCAGAGGAGGAGGATCTTGACAACCAAGATGATATTGAAACCCGGCGCGAACTTCTGCGATGGGAAAACGGCACCATGAAAGGGATGTTGTCACATAGCTCGCTAGAGCAGTTTTCTGTTAGTCCGCGAAGGTATGAGCGTTACAAGCTAAAGCAAAGAACTGAGACGGCCGCAATGTTGACAGGCACCTTATTTCATTGCTTGACATTAGAGCCTGAATCTTACGAGGGAAGGTATTATGACTTATCGTTCCCGCTCCCCAAAAGCGTACAAGAAAGGTCACTAATATGCGCTTTGGCAGCGGGTTATGACCCAGATGAAGCTTGGGGCCTTTCGGGCTACACCGGAAACTACTATGTGAAAAACGGTGATTTAGCGAAAGCTCCACAAGACAAGATTGAATCGGTGTTCAAGGATGGACACCGATTGTCAGAGTTTCTTAAAAATATGCCTGACAACGTGCGCGTAGTCGCTGCCTCCACAGCAGACAAGGCGCGTGAGCTATCCAAAGCCGTTTTGCTTACCCGTCCCGCAAGGGAACTAATAGAGACGGTACAGAACACCGGAGGAACGTTTGAGCGTTTTTTGAAATGGGAGCATCGTGGTGTTAGATTTAGGGGCGTAGTGGATGGGGAGGCAATTCAAAACGCTCAAATGACGCTCGACCTCAAACAAATGGGGAGGGATAGCAGTCCTAGAAAAGTTAAGTCTTCAATTGATTACGGAGGCATGGCCTCCCAACAATCACACTATGCGCTGGGTTTGGCCGCTGAAACTGGAATTAGCATAGAGGAAGCATTTGATGCACAATCCTATATTATAGCGATCGACATGGAAATGGATGTTTCTGTGGTAGAGATCACTAGAGCGCAAAAAAGTAATGCGCTGTGGTCAATCAACTACTTTATCGACGAGTGGATAAAATGCTGTATGAGTGGAAGATGGGACGAAAGTAGGGAGTACTACGCACCGACCGAACATGGCATTTACTAACCAGCGGGAAACCGCACAAATCACGAAAAAATGAAACCTTTCCTCTTTAATAAAATTTGCGCAAAGCAATGGCAAATAGTCGGATGCAAAGCAATTCGAGACCACCAAACAGAAACAGTCGCAAGCCTCCTGCATTGCAGCAGGTATAATAGCGACACGAGTGTTCGGCTGGTGCTGATCGAAACAGCGACCGGAATTGCGCACACCGATCTTCACGGGCGAAGCCTGTTGGGGATCGGGCAGACCGATGGGAAGACATTCTTTCAAATTGCGTTTTTAACAATTTTCTTTTAACAAACGGAAAAGACAAATCAAAATGAATAATCAATCGAACATATCTTTTATGGCAGTAATTGCAATGATTGCTATTTTCCTTTCCATGTCAGCACCTTGCACCGAGGGATCTGGGTTTTTGACGGTTTTGCAAACTAAAGGCGTGTGTCACACACAACACACTTATACCCTCCAGGAGGGTGTATCTGGCGAATTGAAGCTGTTTTTAACAGCCGATAGCGTAAGTTGTGTTTATTTGCGAACAGGATATAGCACACAGGTAGTAACCCTACTACGAACGAAGGAAGCTGTAAATGTGGCAGCACTAATGCACAACGCCATTTTAACACGTACACAATACGGTGAAAAATGAGCGGACAACTTGACGCTGAAAAAGTAGACGAAATTATTCGGGAGTACGAAAGTACTCCCGATTTAACGTTAATTCAGGTTATGAATTTGCGAAGAGAATTATCGTGCCAGCATTATTGGTATAGCCAACTACTAGGAACGCTTGCAAGTGCTTACAGGATAACACGAGCGCAACGTAAAGCTAAATTTGCCGAATTGGTAAACCGTTTAAGGCCAACTGTCAACAGTAACGCGGCCGCACAAGCTTTGGCAGAAGTAGACGACGAATATCGAACCCTTTACGAAAATGAACATAAGCTTGACGGACGTGAGCGAGCAGGGGCAAGAATTTGCGACGCAATAAAATTAGTGCTGAACGGGATGCATCAGGAAATTGCGGAATTACGGGAAGAGGAAAGAAACATACGTGAGACACAGCCGACTTAAAAATAAACTTTACGAAAAGAACGTTACCTATTGCGTATGTCGGTTACGTGTTGTACCTTTACGATATGAGTAACAACAACTACCCGAATGTTATGGAAAACAACGAAAACAAATTTGCTGACGCTGCTGACGCTGCTTTCTCAGCGAGTAAAGAGCTGGTAACAGCTAGTCAAAATTACTTCTATGCCCAACACAGGGCGTTAGAGGCTCAAATAGCTTACCACGAACTATGGAAATTGGCTAAAGAGGATGATACCTACGCTTTTGCGTGTAAAAAAGCGTTTGAAGAATATTTCAATGCTGACGGCGAAAAAGCTGAGGCAAATACGGAGTACCGTATTGCCAAAAAAGCGGCAAAAGCGGCAAAAGCGGCAAATGATACAAACTACAAAGCCGCAAAAAAAGCCGCAAAAAACAAAAAGCTATGAAAGAATACTACGAAACAAAAAAAGATGCTTTTATTGCGGGTTACGTCTCAGCAGATGAAGCTGACGCCGACACTATGCAAACGTCCGAAAAGACGTACCATTCAAATGCACACGCCTATTTGAGTGGCGTATCAGCCGCAAGAAAAGTAATTGCCGACAAGGCCCGCGAAACCCTTGAGTCCGCGAAAGACGCGGACGCAGCAGCCGACGCGGTTGAACTTCTTGTTGACGCTACAAAAGACGCCTACGTTGCAGCCAAAGCGGTTGCAGATATGACTGGCTACATGTCCAGTTACGCTACTACTGCCGAAGCAAATGTGGCGAAATTGGCGAAAGCGATATGGAAGGCCGCACAAAAAGTGTCGCAAGATCCTTGGGCGAAAAAAACTCCAATTAAAAACTCCACTAAAGAGAAAGTAATGAGTAACGAAGACAAAGACCAGAAAATAATAAAGAGCTACGAGGTTGAAGACCGCTTAAAATATCAAGGGGTAAAGACGTTCACAACTTTTGCCGACGCATTTTGCTTTGCGACGCTCAGAGGAGGCGAAACGGGGCAAAGACAATTCGTGATAGAAGTAACAAGAAAGTACGTTGACTTGGTAATTCCATCTAACGAATTAGGATTACCTTTAGATTGAGAAGGTGTTTAAAATGCAAAAACAAACAAAATGGCTATTGTTAAAAGGTTAAACCGGGTAACCGGCTACACCATCGTAGACAACGACGTAATAAACGAAAAGCGGCTAAAACTGGCCGCAAAAGGCTTGTTGGCCGTGATGCTATCTAATCATAAAGACTGGGTCTTTCATTTGAAGGAGCTATCTACGCGCTCAAAAGATGGGATAGACGCACACAGGACGGCCCTAACGGACTTAATAACATTTGGGTACGTAGTACGTAGGCAAATTAGAAACGGAGGCGGCCAGCTAGTAGATTACGACTACTTGGTTGACGACAGGCCGGTCCCTCAAAACGTTAAAGAGGTCTTCCTATCAAGTGGGTTTGAAGCGGTAGAGCGGATGACTGAAACCGGCGTTGGATTTACCGATACCGGTTTAACCGGCGTTGGAAAAACCGGCGTTGGAAAAACCGGCGTTGGAAAATCCAACGCTAATAAGAATATAAGTAACAATAAGAACCTAAACAATAAGAAAGAGGAAAAAGAAAAAGAAGTTGGCGTTGCCAACTCCGTCCTTCTCAAGGCTGAGGCTACTTTAGCTTATTGGAACAAATTTTGTCGAGAAGGCAGGAAGCCGTTGACCTCAAAAGTAACTTACTTGGATCCGATAAGAGCGCGGATAAAGGAAGGAGCCAGCGGACAGGACTGCGTCAACGTTATTTGGGACCGGGCCATTGAGTGGCTAGCAGATCCTGAGATGAAAAGCAACTTCAACCCTGCTACTCTTTTTAGAAAGAGTAAATTTGAAAAGTATTTAGACAACTGGGCAGACCGGTCTCAATCAGAAAAAGATCAAATAACTTCGGCGGCTTCCTTAGCTGCCTTTGTAGCCCAACCACAAAAAACTAAAGTTGAGGTAAGCGCAAAATACAAGCGCGTTCAATCGGACGCAGCTGCTTTTTAAAATTGTAAAAACAGACTAATGACAAAGACACACACACGAAGAGACGCAGGAGCTAAGACACCAAGCCTGACGGCTTACAGTAAGCTTCCACCTCAAGCCGTTGACCTTGAAGAAGCAGTATTGGGAGCGATCCTGATAACGTCAACTGCCCTTGAGGTTGTCAATCGCTTTATCCGGCCGGAGACATTTTACGTACCCAAGCATCAGATAATATACAAAGCCATTTTGTCATTGAGAACAAAGTTTCTCCCTATCGACGTGTTGATGGTGATGAAGGAGTTGAAATCTTTAGGCACGTTGGAGCAAGTTGGAGGTGCCGCTTATTTAGCTGAGCTAAGCTACAAAGTAGTTAGTTCAGCAAATGTAGAGTATCACTCTGCCGTCCTGCATGAAATGTACGTAAAGCGGGAAATTATAAAAGAGCTGGGTAAGATAGCCTCAAGTGCTTTTGAGGAAGGTGAGGATGCGTTTGTCCTTCTGGATCGGGTTTCTCAATTTGCATTTGAGCTTAGTCAAATAGGAGCTACCGGATCGGGTACAGTTGAGACGATGAAGGACGTTTCAGATAGGCGGCTAAAGTGGTATGAAGAGATCAGAGCGTTGGAAGCGGGGAAGATGATCGGTGTACCGGTTGGACTTGATGCTTTTGACAGCGTCCTTTTGGGACTGAGAAAGACCGATTTGGTTTACATCGGAGCGCGTCCGGGTATGGGGAAGTCAGCGTTATTGCTTTCTATGGCCCGAAATTCTAGCAAGTTAGGATATGGAGCTGGTCTGTTCATGCTGGAAATGTCAGCGGACCAAAGTGCGGACCGAATGGGAGCGCAAGAAGCGCAAGTAAACGGCTTGCGCTTCCGTGATCCAAGGATGATGGAAACACAATTTGAGTACGAAAAAGTCAAAGAAAAAATGGAAGGTATCGGAGATCTACCGATATTTATCGACGATACGGCAGGACTTGATATTATGTCGTTCCGCACAAAAGCCCGTGAGATGGTCCGTCTTGGGGCGAAGTGGATCGGGATAGATTACGTTCAGCTAATGACCGTTTCAGGACACTTGGGCAACCGAACTACTGAAATGGGCCTAGTGTCAAGAACGCTCAAGCAGGTAGCTAAGGAGCTGGAAGTACCCGTGGTTGCACTTTTGCAACTTAGTCGGGGTGTAGAGACACGAGGAGGAGATAAACGCCCTATGCTATCTGACGCGCGTGACAGCGGTGAGTTTGAGCAAGACGCTGACGCATTTGGCTTCCTTTACCGCCCTTACTACTATGACATAAAGGAAGACGAAAATGGAAACAGCACTTTTCGTGACGCTGAACTAATTTGGAGAAAGAACCGGCATGGCAAAATTGGAATTATGCCTATGAGCTTCTTTGAAGAATATACAGACTTTAGAAACGCGGTTGATCCAGACTTTCTTGCGGAAGATCAAATTGAAGTTAAAAAACCATACGGCCCAATGCCCGCTACCTCTGTTTACAAAGGTGAGGACGAAGTACCGTTTTAGCCCACTAAATGGAACACTTTGCGTATATTGCATCAACCAAAAAAGGTTGATGTTTTTAGAAAGAATTTATAAAAAAACCGAACGATGAAAAAAGCAGATTTGGTGAACGAGCTAACCAGAGAGCTTAATATGAGAGCCAAAAAATACCCGGAGTGGATAGCAAGCGATCGCTTAAACAGGGAAATTGCTGAGAGACGCTACCGTTATATGCGCTACGCTTTACAAGTCCTTATGGGGATGGAGGAAGAGGAAATAACGAAAGCGCATAAAGCGTTTGAGGATAAAGAACGTCTAAAAGCTCAAAGGTTAAACGCCCAACAAAAGCTGTTTTGATGAAAGTTAAGCCGCTACAACCTATGACTAGGTTTGTTTACATAATGAAGGTACGACTTCCATTTTACGACTTTCGCTGGTTTGGCCATTTGCTGCAAGCAAAAGCCTTGTACAAAATTGGGGTTGCAAAAGATCCATCAAGCCGTCAAAAGCAAGTTGATAGCAGCACTCCGGCTGTTTTGACTTTGTACAAAAAGTACTACTGTCAACAAGCAACAAAGCACGAAAGCCATCTGCATAAAAAGTACAATGCTTTCAAATTTCACCTTGAAGCGGACGGAGGTACGGAAGTGTTCCTTTTGAACTCAATCCAAATGAGGGAAGCAAAGCGTTATCTTTTGGCGTCTTCACTTCAATCTACTCCGGTTCAAAACTTTGTAGCTTTAATCGTCTTCTTAACTTTAGCCATATGCTCATACATTTACCTATCTACGTTAAGCCACTAAAGGAATTGACACAAGAACAAATTTATGTGAGACAAAAAATGTGGACCGGCGGTAGAGAGCCAGCATCAGAAGCTACTGTACAAGCGTTGACGACGCGCTACATGAAGACCTTTTATCATGGCCGTCAGTTCCGTATTTCGCCCTTTGGGCTTAACCTTAGCAATGCGCAAGCCTCAACTTTGAAGTCGCACAACCTAAGAGCCGGATGGCACGACATGGAGGTGTATGAGCCATCTGGACTTTACTCAGGGCTTTGTCTTGAGTTGAAAAAAAAAGGCGTAAGAGTGAAAAACCAAAAAGGAAATTTTGCCAGCCAGCATTTGGCTGACCAATACCACAACATTTTACAAATGAGACGTTGCACCAAAGCAGCAGGGTTCACGGTAGGCTTGGAAGATACAATCAAAGCCATTGATCTATATTTTTACAGCCAACATTTGGCCCTTTCAGAGTTATTGAGTAAATTTGATGTATGATGTTAGTTTTACTTGCAGCCGTTTTGTTCGTAGCCTATCAAACGCTCCACACGGAGCGACAAAGAAAATAGAATGTTTTTTTTGCATGAGATTATGATAGTTTTTGCCCCAATAGCTACCGCTATGGGGCTTTTTTACTAAATTACAACCATAAACAATGAAGATAGTCATCCCGAAAGAGCTTTCCGGCCTTCCTCTTATAAAAATAGGAAAAATCCTAAAATTCCAAGGATCACTAAAGGTTTTGACGGAGGGGAAACGGATAGCCTTGCAAAAGTCGATCGAGGAAAACGGTTTTTTTGCACCGCTGTTTCTTTGGAAGGACAAAAACGGAAAAATGTACGTCCTTGACGGACATCAACGGTTAGACGTTATTAGCGAGGCAATAGACGACCCAGAACTGCACCTCCCATACGTCTTGATCGAAGCGAAGACAAAGCAGGAAGCAGCAAAAAAGTTAGTTCTGATCACCTCCGAGTACGGAAAAATTACTCCAGAAGGTTGGCATGGCTTTAGCGATACTTACAAAATAGAGGCAGAGTGGTTTAAAGAGACAGCCGCCACAAACTTTGAATTTGGTTGGGGGACACCAGCAAAGGTTCAAACTGAATGGGAACCAAACTACAACCCAAAAAAAGACAACCAAACGGTTACCGACCAAGACATAGACGAAGCTCAAGCACCGACCTACGATAACCCAGCAAAGTACCGGGAGGTTTGTTGTCCTAAGTGTGCGCACGAGTTCAAAATATCCAAAATATGATGTTGACCAAACTGGGGTTTTTTGATTTCATAAGAGCATCAGCTTGGCAGATTGCAACGACGGCGGTGTTTAACCCTCATGAGTACACACTACTAAGAGTTGCTAACGATAAAGACCGCTTTAAAGCGGCGGTTTTGTTTATCCGCGCCAACTGCACCCACGAACTTTTTGGCCACACATGGTACCAAGTCTACTACGAAAATGGGTACAAATACTGGTCAATGGGAGCATCTTTAGACAAAACAATCTTAGTCAACCGTTGCAAAATATACCCGGAGCGAACCTACGATGGAGAGGTCGCAAACGCTTATGATTCAACTTACGCAGATCCCACAAGCCTAAGTGAAAATAAAGAGTTAACCGAAATGCTAAAGCGAAGCATCAGGGGTGGATCGGTTTTAGACGTAGGGTGCGGCACAGGACTGTACATTGACCTACTAGCACCACATCAAAGCGATTACGTCGGTATTGATTGTTCGAGAGATATGCTCAGAAAACATACCGATAAACACCCTACCTACACACGCATCTGGTCCATGTTTGCCGACTACACCCGCAAACGTCGGTATGATGCAGTTGTCGCATTATTCTCAGGCAGCTATTTTAATACGACAGACTTAAAACGTCACTTAAAAAATGACGGTGATTTATTCCTCATGTTTTACGGAAAAGAACGTTTCTCAAAAGTTCAACTGGGAAATCCAAATTATTTGGCTCCTACCTATTTGAGCTTGTTTGAGTTGGAGTTTTTTTTCCCAAACTGCCAGATCTTTGAGTGGAAAGGCTATTACATAGCTGCAACAAATAGAAAATGAAGATTTACCAATCTTACGACGTTTACGAAGCAGCGAAGGAAAGGATAAACTATTTGTTTGACGAGTTTGACGTTGTCGGTGCTACTTGCAGCGGGGGAAAGGATAGCACCGTCACACTCAACTTGGTTATTGAGGTCGCTCGTAAAAGAGGACGACTACCAATTCCCATTCTATTTATTGATCAAGAAAGCGAATGGCAAGGTACAATTGACTATGTGCGAGACATAATGAACAGGCCAGAGGTAGTACCCATTTGGCTGCAAATACCCTTTAAACTTGCTAACAGCACGTCTTTTGAAAAAAACTGGCTTCAATGTTGGGAAGTTGGAAAGGAGGAAGAGTGGATGCGAAAAAAAGAACCTGACAGCCTAAAAGAGAACATTTACGGTACTGACCGATTTACTTTGCTATTTGACGCTGTTGTGACACAACACTTTCCCGGTCAATCGGTGGCCATGTGCGGTGGAGTAAGAGCAGAGGAGTCACCCGGAAGGCGTCACAGCCTTACCCAAGGAAGTAAGTACAGACACATCACTTATGGGAAAAAACACGATAAGAAGTCAAAAAAGTACGCCATTTACCCAATTTACGACTGGAGCTACCGCGACGTTTGGAAGTACATACATGATAACAAACTTCCTTATTGCCGTATTTACGATCTAATGTATCAACATGGGGTAACTGTACCCAGTATGAGAATATCCAGTCTTTGTCATGAGACAGCCGTTAATGCGCTACACTTTCTTCAAGAAGTAGAGCCGGTAACTTGGGAACGGTTGACAAAACGCTTGCAAGGCATTAACACCTTCAAGCATCTGAATAAAGACAGCAACAAAGTGCCAAAGACACTACCAACGGCATTTAGTTGCTGGCTAGAGTACCGTGACTATTTGACTACCTTTTTGGTCACAAATGAAGACCAGCGAAAAAAGTACTTCAAAAAGTGGAACCAGATGGATGTTAAGTACGCCGATATGCACTACATTGAAGTCATGCACCGCGCACAAATAGCCTCAATTTTAGTAAACGACTACCACATGACCAAAATAGGAAATTGGGAAAATAGCCCTATGATCAACGATTACTCACGGTTTATGCTACGGGGAAAGCGTGTCGGCTTCAAAAATAAACACATAGATGGATTGTAACATGACAAACGCAACAGCAAAATATAAGTCAGGAGATCTTGCCACGTCGGTAGGAGCAGTCAAACAGATCGTTTACGACTATTTGTCGAAAGGTGGAGACTTGGCCGGGTTAACCGAAATCCGAGAAGTAATCCACAGGCTCAGCCCAATAAGATCACAACCCATTGACTTCGTTCGTTGGGTGCCGATCGAAAAGGTGAAGGCTAACGATTACAACCCAAACAATGTGGCTGGTAAGGAAATGGGACTGCTTTACCTTAGCATAAAAAACGATGGCTATACTCAACCGATAGTAACCTTCTACGACAAAGAAAAAGGCGAATACATAATAGTAGACGGCTTCCACCGCTTTTTTACCGCACAAAGCAACCCAGACATCTTAAAGCGTAATTTAGGCCACCTACCGGTTGTCGTTATTGAAAAGTCGCTCGCCGACAGGATGGCGTCAACCGTAAGGCACAATCGTGCTCGTGGCGAGCATAGTGTTAAAGGCATGGCGAACATGGTTTACACCATGCTGGATGAAGGTAAGACCGACGCGGATATTTGCAACAATCTTGGGATGGAGGTTGATGAGCTTATGCGCTTGAAACACATCACAGGGTTTTCAACTTTGTTCGAGGGAAAAGAGTGGAGCTTAGCCTGGAAGAGCAGAAACCAAATCTTGCTGGAGAAAGAGCATGGGGCTTTAGGATTTGCAAAGTAACTCAAACGGCGTAAAAACGGCAATATGGCTGGCTACAAACAAATAGGACCGGGTGACGGAATAGCTACACGATTTACAAGTGAGAACCAACCGGAGGGACGTGGAAGGAAAGTTGGGTTAAAAAAGTCTTTGCAGAAAATGATGGAGGCAGAAGGTAGATTTATCATACCTATGTCGCAAGTGGATGAGATCTTTTACGCTAAGGACGGAGTACCCGGTTTTGTAGCTATCAAAGTTCCTACTAAGGAGCTCATAGTTATGAACCTTGTACGGATAGCTATGAGCGGGAACGCTTCCGAAGCCACAAGAGCTATTGAGCTAATTATGCGAAATTTGGATGGGACGCCGACACCACACCAAGAAGATCGTTTAACCGACAACTCAGAAGATGAAGATTTACCCAGCTTTACGGATATTGAAGTACTTGAGGAAGTAAAACGTTTAAGGAAGTCAGCAGCTATAAACGATCTTTATGATGAGGTACACAACGGAACAGATGATAGCCCTCCGGCGTGAAGGCAAACTACTAAGAGACCTATTGCTTGACGCTGCGAGGAAAGGCTCGTTTATGGCTTTTGTTGAGTATGTTAATACGTCTTATGCAACGAACTGGCACCAAAAGTTGATAGCAGATAAACTGCAATCTGTTATAGAAGGGAAGATAAAAAAGCTCATGCTTTTTATGCCTCCACAACACGGCAAATCAGAGCTGGCTTCAAGAATGTTACCGGCCTACGCTTTGGGGGTAAACCCGAATTTAAAGATAGCTGCGTGTTCCTACTCAGGAGATCTTGCCAAATCCTTCAACCGTGACGTGCAAAGGATAATGGATTACAACGATAACTACATTGACGTTTTCCCAAAAACACGTCTTGGGTCTGCTAGAGTGGCTAATGATAGTCGTGGTAATTCCTTACGAAACACCTCTGAGTTCTCAGTTGTCGGGCATACAGGAAGCTATAAATCTGTTGGTGTAGGAGGTGGTTTAAGTGGTCGAGCTGTGGATATGTTAATCATTGACGATCCAATTAAGGACTACAAAGAAGCGTCGTCACCGGTTGTACGTGAAACAGTCTGGAACTGGTATTTGTCGGTAGCTGAAACACGACTACATAACGATAGTGTTCAAGTTCTCATAATGACACGATGGCATCAAGATGATCTAGCAGGAAGACTTATGAAGCAGTACCCAGGAGAATGGGAGGTCATTAACATTCCTGCTATTGCCGAAGATACCCGTAGCGTTGAAGACCCTAGACGCGCTGGAGAAGCGTTGTGGCCACAGCGTCACAGTTTGGAAAGATTGTTATCTAAGAAGCGAGCGAGCGCGTCTATATTTTCGGCACTTTATCAACAGCAACCAACTACCAAAGGTGGCGGTATTTTAAAGGGGGCATGGCTGGGACGGTACAACCCGGCTGAGATTGATTGGTCACAGGCAATTATACACTTTTACTTAGATTCAGCCTACACCGAAAAGCAGCATAATGACCCGACTTGTGTGTTGGCTGGTGCTCAAATAGGATATAACTTGTATCTTGTGGACGTTGCAATCGTTCGTATGGAGTTCCCAGACCTTATACGTTTCATCCCCGACTTCATGCTCACACGCGGTGCTGGCCGATATTCAGCGTTAATTGTTGAGCCAAAAGCCTCCGGTTTGTCTATTATCCAAACCTTACGTTACGAAACAAATCTAACGATAGTGCAAGATGAACCGCCAAAAGATAGCAAGGTTGTAAGAGCGACGGCAGTTGCTCCTACGCTAGAAGGCAGACGTGTCTTTGTCCCGGATCATGCAGATTGGGTTGCCAACTTCATAGCGGAAATTGAAAACTTTCCCAACGGAGCGCACGATGATCAAGTAGATTGTTTGGTAGGACTTATGAATAAAACAATTTTAGCACCTGGCCGGAGTACCCGGATTGAGGCAATAACAGTTTAAAAAAAGTTACCTTATGGAGTTCAAAGATGAAAGAGTACAGCGCGTATGTGAGGCAATGCATGAACTTTGGCCTGACTACCAACAAAAGAAAGCCCAACAAGAATACAACTGGTTAATAACAACCATCGCCAACCGTTTTGTGGAGGACCGTCACGCAATATTTGCGCATATCGGTGGCATAGCTCCAGAAAAAGTACCGTCTGGCCTTGCTACGATTCAACGACGTTTAAATCCAACAGCCAACAGAGCTACGGCTGACTGCCCAAGTTGTCCCGGCGTTATGCCATCTGAATCAATCAAAGACAAACCGCTTTGGTCTACCGCTAACCCGTCACACTTTGCAACAGTTTCTTTAGTCTTGAAACGTTTCAATAACAACGTCGGGATTATGATTATTTTCTGCCAACAAAACAAGATCAACTTGGGCAGGGCTAAACTTATTGCAACGGTAGCTGAGCGAATTGTAGCACACTATCAAGGAGAGACAAACCAAAACGAGGAGGAATGATAAAAGTAACCTATGAGATCGACGGCCAAAGCCGTGACCTTCCAATACCAACAGACGCTTCCGATATTCTTTTTAGCAGTTGGTGCGACTTCAAAAGCAGCGAAGCGATATTCCTAACTCCACCGACCAAGGAAGAGGACACTTCTAACGACCAATATGGCTTGCGTAAAGCAAAAGAGCTTTTGGATATGCTGGCGACTATATACGGGCCTAACGTCTCAGACGTGCCGGAGACAGTCCCAGGTGACGATGGTGCTTTATTGCTAGAGAATGGCTTTGTTTTCGCTATTGGATCCGAGTTATCCGCTATCAGGCTTTACGCTCACCTTGTCACAACCGTACAATCTTACGTGCCGGCTATGATCCCGAAGACATTCAAGCTAAAGCATGGCGGTCAAAAGTTCTTTCTCAAACTTGAAAAAACAGGCAGGATCTTGGCCGACCGACCTTTATCTATGGGTGAGGGTATAGAGGTTATGGAATATCAAAGACGTGCCGGAGAAGCGTTTAAAAGTGCCATGCCAAAAGACATTGGAAATATAGAGTTCACCCTTGGGCTGACGGAGTTCGCTATACTGGTAAGAAAACAAGGTGAGCAACTACCCGCAAATCCGGGTGAGCGGGATAAGTTTATAGCTACGCGAAGAGAGCTATTTTCGTCTTTGAAAATGGATAGTGTTTTATCCTTACGCTTTTTTTTTCTCAACGCCTTGCAGCATTGCAGGGCAAATCCGCGTACAGGTTTTTCTTTATGGGTCCGCCTAAACCAACGTTCAGGCGTGGTACGCAAGTTGATAAAGCGCGTAAAGAAGTAGCAGAGGAGGCTTGGGCCGTCACAGGTTGGAGGATCTTCTACCAAATAGCGATAGAGGAAGGTTGGTTTTCTGGGAAAAAAAGCTGGTTTACTTTAGCCCAACTATCCGAACATGAGAACGCTTTCTACGCTGAATTTGAGACTTTTGTATCGTTCGTAACTTTAAAAATGGCACGAGTATGAGCTTAAAGCTGGAAGACATATTTTCAATCAGCCGTCAAATATACATTGACTTTGATTACGAGGTTGGGTTACAGCCGCAAACCTACGGAAGAGTGGACGTTGACCCAAATTTGAGTAGCGCGTCCTTTGGCTATACTTACGCCGACTTTGTTCGTGGCGAGTTCCACAGCAGACCTTGGGTTAACGGTGGAGCGAACCCCGACGAAATTAAAGCAGCGTTTCCAGTTATTTTTGCTGAGCTGTTAGCACCTACACCTTCCGGGTATGGGGAAAACAGCGACCGGCTTACAGTTGGTTTTTTGTTTATCGACAAACTGAGTTGTGAAGATCCGGAGACAGGATCTACCCGATCAGGAACGATGGTGACTACTAACCTGTACCGGCTCGGACGTGCTTTTATGAGAGAGCTAATTACTTACGCCCTTTATGAAGTCCGTAGAGAGGGAGAGATTACTACCTATGAGTGGTTAAGCGAAGGAAGGATGGAGCACTTAAAAGGTGCAGGTCATTTGCTTAATCTTATTGATCGTTTGGAGCCTTACCTTGTTGACGAGCCAGATAGGTTTTCAAGATGGGGGAACTACCCAGACCTCCGAGGTCTTGTTACAAGCGTGGTCTTTGACTTTTGTGCGCCAGCGAATTTATCTTTCAGATATGACACTCCAACCGTGACAGCGTTGGCAAACGTAAATTGCCCATGTTAAACACGGCACTACATAGCAAGATATTGGACGCTTTTAGAAACGTTTTAAGCGAACTTTCAAGTTCTGCTAAGGCCGAGCTATTAGCGCAAGGTCACAAGGCGACTGGTAGAGGCATAGCGTCGATTGAGCCGTTAATACAGAGTGACGACGCGGCACGTTTAGTCGGCGTAATTATGGCAAATGACTACCTTATACCGGTAGACACAGGGGTAAAGGCTGACAAAATACCTTTCTCAGGTAAAGGTAAAGGTGGCACGTCAAAGTACATTCAAGGTCTTCTAAACTGGATTAGTGTAATACGTCCCGGATTGACAGCGAAAGAAAGCTTAGGCTTCGCTTTTGCGATAGCCCACAAACACAAGAAAGAAGGAAACCCAACGCGCGGAAGTTATAGTTTCTCTTCCAACGGTAGACGAACAGGTTGGATTGAGTACGGAATACAAAAGAATGTAGGAGACATCCCGGCCCAACTTAGACTGGTTGTAATACTTGATCAGTCCTTTACTACGGCCATTACAGCAGCAGCGACAGCCTAAAAAAAAACAATGAAAGTCATAGCTTTTAAAGTCGAAATAAACGGGGTAGAAACAGCCATCAAAAATGAGCAGGAACTAGCTGACGCTGTTAAGCTTGTGAACACCGCGTATAAAAATGCTGACTACGGTACTGCCAACCGGAAGGAGTTGGAAAAAAGTTTGGGTACACTTAAAAAGCTGCAAAGTGACGGACGTGCAGAAGTGCGAAATGCAGGGCGTGAGTACGAGATAGCCGCCGATAAAGGTAAACAGTCATATCGTGGGTTAAACGCTGAGCTTGTCAATTTACGAGCACAGTACCGCAATTTGGACAAAGCTCAAAGGGACACGTTTGGGCCAGATCTTGCAAAGCGTATAGGGGTAATAGACAAAGAACTCAAGCAAATAGACGCTGACCTTGGTTTGTACTTTCGGAACGTAGGAAACTACGCAGGGGGTATAAAGGAAGCTTTTGCGTCGCTGGGAGGTTTGGATTTAGATCAATTTGCTACACTACCCGGAGCGTTAATCGCAGGTGGAGCTTTGTTGTTTGAAACAGCCGGGTACGTTAATACGCTGACTGACCGATTCAGAATTTTACGTGGAGAGGTGGAGCTACTTTCTGGTGCGACCGGAGAACAATTGTCCGATTTTACCGTCAAAGTCGCAGCGATAGCGAAGACATTCAGCGTTGAAACAAAAGAGATTAACCAAGCGGCCAACGCGGTAAGCAAGCAATTAGGAATAGACTTTGGTGACGCACTTGACCGGATAGAGAGCGGGTTTATACGTGGTAGTGATACTTCGTTTGAGTTTTTAGATGGCCTTAGAGAGTACCCGGCTTTCTTTAAAGAAGCGTTTAGGACGCCAGAAGAGGCAGCGGATGCGTTGTTCAACACACTAAACAGGGGGGCAACCGAAGGACTTTATAGCGACAAAGGTGTTGATACGGTTAAGGAGGTTACTCTTAGATTAAGAGAGATGACCAAGGCAACACAAGAAGGACTGGCAGGTATTGGATTGGATAGCAAAGAGCTGCAAAAGCAAATTGAGGAAGAAGGAATTGGAGCAGCAATAAGTACAGTTAGCGAGCGTCTAGGTACGTTTAGTGCTGACAGCAAAGAAGCCGGCGAAGCATTGGCAGATATTTTTGGCGGTGCTGGTGAGGACGCTGGCTTTGCTTTTGCATCCTCATTAGCTGGAATATCGAAAAAAGTAGTGGTTTTAGAGGAAGACCTTACTGACTATCAAAGAGCACAACTTAGAGCTTTAGAGTTAAACAAAGAGTTTGCCCGCGTTCAAGAAGAGTTAGCACAGGAATTTACTGGGACTCAAGTAGCGGTGGGAAACTTAACTACGGAGATACAAACAGTATTGTTAAAAGCTTTTTTAGAAGTCACAAAAACGGTAGCAACGTTTGTTGGTCTTATTAGAGCGATACCTGCTTTTGCTAAAGAAAACAGGGTTGAGCTAGGACTTTTGGCGGGTGGATTGCTCACCTTAAACTCAGGATTAGTTGTGTCTGCTGCATCAATACTGGCAGTAAACATTCAGCAAACGGTACTTGCTGTAAGAACAGCCGCTTTAACGGTTGCAACAGCGGCCTACACTTTTGTACAAAGGGGGCTAAATTTGGTTTTACGTGCAAATCCTATTGGCTTGGTCATTACCGCTATTGCCCTGCTTGCACTTGGATTTAAAAAAGCTTACGCCGAAAGTGAAACATTTAGAGCGTTTTTAAGCGGACTAAAAGCGGTGGCGAAGGAAGTATTTACAGTAATAGGTGAGGCTGTTACAAGTTTTGTCGCTGGCTTCAACTCAATAAAGGACGGTAACATTCTTGAAGGACTAAAGCAAATCGGTGTTGGTTTGGTGAAAAGTAACCCCATTGGGATAGCAGTTACTCAAGGAAAACGTCTCGGAGACGCATTTAACAAAGGATATGCTACGGAGATTGGCAAGCGTAAAGTAGTCGATAGTGGATTAGAAGTTTTATTGCCTGAGCCTACGGCTAAAGTTGAACTAGAGACTAAAAAAGCAATAGATTCACTCTTTCTTTTACGCAAAGAATTAGAAAAGTTGAAATTTCAACGTGAAAACGTAGACGTTAATTCAGAGGCTTTTAAAACATTGTCAAAACAAATATCCGATACAGAGCAAAAAATAAAGAGCTTTGAAGGAGCTGCAAAAGATTCAGCCGTTGCCGTTGATGCTTTTGCCGAAGACAGCATTAAAGGACTGCAAAAAGGTGTAGCGGATCTACGTTCTGAATTTGATAATGCCAGCGTTGGGTCACAACCCGGAATACTCCAAAAGCTTTTAAAAGCGGAAGAAGCGTTGAAAGAGCTTGAGGATTACCGCAAACAACTAAGAAAAACACTCACAAAACCAGAGGAAGCAATTTCGCCATTACTTTCCAACGCTCCTAACTCTTCCTTATCCGCAACAACCACAAGCGTACAATCAGAAAGGTCGCTAAAGCTAGAGTTGGAACGTATTGAGAAGCTAAAGTTCGGGCGAATTGAAGCAGCAAGGGAAGCTTTTGGGCAAGATGAAAGGTTTATTGCGGCCCGTAAAATTTTAGAGGACAGGGCCGCACGAGACACCGCACAGAGCAGGTTGGACTTAGACGATCTTAACGCAATAGAGCGGCTTGAGCTGGAGCAGGAAGTAGCTGACAGGACAGTAAGCATCAACGAAGAGAAAAATGACCGGCTACTCCAACTTGAAAGAAACCGGTCTGAGCAACTTGCTGAAATTTCAGCACTTATTTTCAGGTCTGCAAACGATGGATTGAACGCTTTATCTGAAGGAGCTTCAATAAGAGCGTCTAACGAAATTATTGAATTGGAGCAAAGGTATGAGCGTGAGATAGAGCTGGCAGAAGGTAATTCTAACCGTCAAGAGGAACTTCGCATGGAGTTGGCCTCAAGACGTGGAGAGATAGAGTTAGCCGAATTTGAGACACAAAAAAGGTATCGAACGGCAGCAGCTTTAGCTTCCTTGGCTGAGGGTATAGTAAACATTTTGGCAACCCCATCAACTATTCCAGAACCGTTCACGGCTGGATTTAAAGCGGTGCGGATAGGTGTTTTGGCCACAACAGCGGCCGTACAAATAGCAAACATTCAAAGCCAGCAAATAGCAGAACGAGGCGTATTAGTAAAGCAATATGATGTACCGGTTGATGGTAATATGTATGAACGAACCATGTCAGGTGGCGGCGTTGTGGGACATTGGGCGGTAGGACAAACACACCTTGGCCTTAATCGTGGTATTGACGTGATGTTGAACGGCCTACCGGTTAAAGTTGAACACGGCGAATTTATGGATGTGGATGAGTACGGTGGACGTGCTGTTATCAATAAACGATCTGCTGCTATTAACCATAGAGATTTAATGGCAGCGGCTGGTTTAACCTTTCCGGGAAAACGAAAATGGCTTAGTACTATAAATAGCCAAAGAAACTACGGAGTATCTTTTGCAGCCGAAGGAACGTTAATAAAGCCTGACGTTGAAGCGGTACAACGCATGGGAACGAGAAGTGGAGGAGGTGTAATATCGGTTGGCATAGACGATGAAAGCGTCGCACTTATCGCATCAGCAACCGCTGCCGCTGTACGTGTTGGGGCTTACAGCGGTGTCCAAAACGGATTAAGCGACGTAAACCGGAGGCTTGAAAGAGAAAACATTTTGAACGAAAGGACAAACGCTAATGATTAGACTTACCCGTGAGCCGTCTGGAATAAGTAGCTTAGGCCATGACTTACCTATCGACCTACGGGTTGACGGTGCGATATCTGCCTACCCATCACCAACACAGTTTCTTATTCGCTTTACAGGAAGTGGAGTAAACCCTTCCGGTACAAACGAAAGCTTTGTGGTAGGTGGTGTTCAGTTTACAACCGACGACACAACCGATTATACAACAACCAGCTTTGACAATACTGGAAGCAACTTCTTTCGTGCCCGAAATGCAAAGTTGATGTTTTCGGCGAACGCAAGATTCAGGTCTTGGGCTGTTTATCTTATCCGCAGCACAGAGGAAACACGTCTGGTCATAAAGGATACTGACAACAAATCTTACGCAGATGAAGAGCTTATATTTAACATTTTTGGGCTATCAAAGACCTCTGGCTACACAGTAACCGGTTCACCCGGACAACAGATTCCTATTAGATTATGGTACCAATGGTGGCGGGAGGCTGACGTATCAAACATTCCTACACCTTTAACTGAGCAATTTGACGCACCCGTTGACACGTATGGACTTGTAAAGCTTGACGCTCGTGAGGCTGCAAAACGTGCTGTTCGGTACATTGATGCACTAAATATTGACGATAGTGAACCGCGCTTTGATCCCATGTTTTCCCAAAATATCTTCCTCCGGTACGGTACTTACACTTTTGGAGAGGGATGTACAGCGGCCTACGGTGAAGCGTTTCAGACTACTAATTACAGAGTAATTAACAGTCTGCTGCAAAATACCTCTGGGTCTATGCAGCCCTATACCACAGGTAAAAGAAAATGGCTTACTTCGCGGGGTAAAGTAATGAGTGAGAACTTAAACGGCTACGCTTGGGCGGCAATTTACGTTGACACTCAAGCTGCACCTTTTAGGTTGAAGCGGATCTACTACGATGTTGCACAGATGATTATTCGTGAGGTAATTTGGGAAAGTCCTGCACCTCATAGTACAGGTGTTTGGCGTGTTCCACTAGGCGGCTTAAACGGTGTACCGGTTGACATACAAGGGAGAGTGCAAAGGCAAACTGTTACTTTATTAAATCCAGTCGGCTTTGGCTTTGTTTCTGGCTCGGAGACTTTAGATGTTAGGTATGTTGACTTAGATTGTAAAGTTGGGGAAATCTACTTTATGGAGAACCTTGGAAGTTTACGTACTTTTCATTTTGACCGCATAGAAAGCCGGAATTTGGGAGTAGTAGCAGAAGAGTGGCAATCTTACAATCCTGAAAGTGTAAACTCAGAAACAGTACAAAAAGTGGTAGGGTCAGAGCAAGTGTTCCGGCTAACAACTGACATCATAGACACAGAGGGACGGAAGACAATTGAAGAGCTACTGGAAACCGATTATGCCTACATTTTAACTCAACAGGACGGATTGCCCGTAACAAAACGTATTACCTTTGACCGATCGGACTACACCGTTAAAAACCGTGACGCAGGACTCAGAGTAACGATACCTTTCAAATACACGACCTCAAGAAGAGTAAGATGATAACAGTCAGGTTGACATTGCCGCGCAAAGTTTCGGTCGATCTTTACGGAGATATTAACAGTCGGGTATATCTTGACCTGCCAGAGGACTTTTCTTTAAGCTTGACTAAAGCAGTTGATCGGCTTGGTGATTTTCTTTCTGTTGCTCAAGAAGCAGCACTTTCTGCAGCACTTCCCAAAACAACAAAAAACGACTTTTTGCTATCAAGCTTCGGTGCGCCCAACGGACAATCTAAAACAAAGCGGCTAGCAATAGAGGTGCAAATGAATGGCTTGAATGTACCGATAACCGGGTTACGTGTTCTCAAGTACGATCCTGCATCAAACACCTACGACGTTGACTTTTTTGGTGCTGACTGGGTGGAAGACTTGGAAGACTATTTGTTCCACGATCAAGATCTAGGAACGTTCGACTATACACTCAGCAAAGTCATTGATAGTTGGGATCAGCAAAACGTGTTAGCAAGACCTTTGCCAGCGTTTTACCGACCAATGCCCAACCCGATAGGCCAGTTTACTATGAGAGATTTGCGATTTTGGTTCAACTCTTTTCTGCTTTTAGAGAAAGCGTTTTGCGACATTGGTTGGGAGTTAGATTGCCCGCACTTAGAACGAGGAGACGGTGCAAACCATACGGCATACTTGTCTACCGACAAATGGTATAGTTACCCAGGTAAGAAAGCATTTGGGTACGCAAACTTGGAAATAGTTGGCCCGATTCTCTTCCAAGAATACTCTGAGTTTGATATTCCTTGGGTAGTTGTAGAAGACGACCAGCAAGTATGGAACCGTAATTTTAATTTCCTTCGTGACACTATTGTGCTGCTTACAGAACAAGCAAACACTCCAATAACACTAGAGATAAGTGTAACGATCGACGTGACTTTGCCACCCTACACCACTTTTGATACCCCTGAACGATTAAACGTTCTCCTTCTAAAAATGCGAAATGGAGTAGAGGAATTTCTAGTTGACGAGCTACTTAGTGGACATCCAGTTGACACAATAAACCGACAATTTGTTGTCAAACATTTGGATGAGAACGCTTTGCAAGGTGACTCTTACCAATGGATCTTCTTTTATGCCGTTCCTTTTACGGTTAACAAAATGGATTGGCGTTTTGCTCCAGATCCGCCCTATCTTCAAACAGGTGACCTTATCCCTTATGCAAAGGTGATAGACACAGAGCTAACAGCTATGGAGTTTTTGTTAGGTGTCGCGCAACTTTTCAACGCAAAGTTTATCACCGACTACGCCAACAAAAGAGTAAGGATGTTACCACCTTACGACTACACCGCACAAGGGACAGGCGAAAGGATTGAAGGCTTTTATCGGAGGGGCGAAGGTGCAATAGACTTTAGAGCGCAAACCGTATCAAAAAGCATAAGGTGGGTAAACAAATCAAAAAACAGAAACCGTTACATTGTTTACAAATTTGCGGAGGGAGAAGACGCAAGAATTGAAGAACTTGGTCTCGGAAGGTTTGACCGTAGAGTTGACCTCGGAAAAGGATTGAACAAAGAAGATGATGAAGAAAACACAATTTTCCAAGCCACATACATAGGTCAAAGAACTTACACCGGAGGAGAAGATGCGGGTCAAATACGCTTGGTCTCACTCACCAGATCGACTGTGGCCAGCGAGGATGGAGACGATTCAAGAGATGAATTAGGTTTTCGTATATGCAATTACTACGGTTTTGTTGCAGTCCTTAATAGTGTCTTTCGTTTTGAGGGAGCCGTTTACAACCAAATTCCATACCTAAACCAAGGCGTTTCTGCTTTAGCTACCGTCCCTTCAACACCAATAAGCTTTACCGGATCTACTTCTAACATTTGGAACTTGTTTTACCGGAGGGAGACGGTTCTGGAAGACCTTGAAACAATCTACGAGCTGTTTCTTACTGGCGGCGATGAAGCATATCAAAAGATAGACTTTCGCAAATCACTCATAATTCGTGGAGAATTTGGCGATTGGGAACTACAACCTTTAGCCGTTAAAGATCACCGTTTGGGCAGTCAAGTTCCTTTGCTAGTAACCGGAAAACAGATAGTATGCTAGTTTGGCGGTTCTACCTATTGAACAAGAAACAAAAGGAGGAGGCCCGAATTATGTTTGAATCAAAAAACATAATTGGGTTAATGGAGCACTTAAACGAGCATCGTGTCTCACCAAAATATTTAACGCCGTGTTGTGACTACAACGACACCGTTACAATGACAATGGAAGCTTTAAAAACGGGAAAACTTGACACATGAGCAAACGGAGGTACAACACAATGCTGGTGCGATTCTACAACGCTGTTTCACAAAACGAGGTAGATACAATCGGGGAAATACCTTTTGAGGTAATGCAAGTTCTGGCAGGAATAAGCTACCGCCACATGGTTGAACCATTCATTTTGGCTGACATAAAAGGAGGAATGAACAGCCGCCAGATAGAAAGCAAATATGGTATAGCGAGGTCATCAATAAGAAGGATAGCCCAAAACTACAAATTGAAGGTGGGCTAAAAACGGCCGCTAAAGTGATCTTCCCTCTTTCATGTACCAATACCTTGAACGTTCTTTGTGGTATGGCCGATAAGCTTACGACAACATTGTTGGGATCCGAATGGGAAATAGATGCAGCTTGGGGGCTACGCGCTTGGATGCAATACAGCCTAAATCTTAAAGCGTCTAAAGCTACGGGAACGCCCTTGCGTGACATTGTAGCAAATCGTGACCTTACTTACAGCCCACAGTTTTACGACGCCAGCAACGGATCCGCACTTGCTAATGGGCAAACAAAGGAGCTAATGTTAGGACACCTTTTGCTGACAGGTCCAATGATGCTTGAAGGCGGCGCGTGTTCTGACGGAGTTCGCCAACTTAATCAAAAGATGCGAGCTATGGCCAGCCGCGAAGACGTAGCCGGTCTGTTGGTTGAGGTAAACAGCGGCGGCGGTGAAACCTACGCAGGTACAGAGTTTCAAAACGCCGTAAACGACGTGCAAGACCGTCTGGGTAAGCCAGTTGTTATTTACACACAAATGCTTGCATCAGCGGCACTTCGTGGAGCGGCTCCAGCGGTTGCAATCATTGGTTCTAACGCAGCGACAACAATCGGTTCACTAGGAACGTACCTAACGATTGACATGAAAATGCTCAAAGAACTAAAAGAAAACTTCAAAGACGTTTACGCTACACAATCGACACTAAAGAACGCTGACTTTCGTGAGGTTGCAGCCGGCGATTTTGAGCGTGTTCAAAAATATGTTGATGTTAAAGCACAGGCTTTCATCGACGAAATGAAGGCATACCGGCCAATTAAAGGCACGAAAGAGCAAACAGAACGGCTTTACAGCGGTGACCTATTTTCTGCCACAGAGGCTTATGAGATAGGACTTATCGACGGAGTAGGAACGCTTATGGAAGCGTTTGACCTGCTAAGAGAGTTAGTCAGCAAAAATAACGGCCGAAGTACTTCGGACGTAAACCAAAAAAATTATCAACCAATGGGACTTAAAGATTTTTTGACGGGCGGCATTACAAAAGAAGTTGCCCAAGTCGAGCCTACCGACGCTACTCCTGAGATCGTTGACGATCGTTTTACGGCAATGGAAGACAGGATCAACGAACTAACAGATTCAGTCGTTGAACTTCGCACTTATGTAGGCGAACAGGCAACAACTATTGAAGCCTTGAACGATGAGAACCGTAAGTTAGAGGCGCAAATCGTGCAGGTCAAAGGATCCATGACCTCTGGCCACCTTCCCGGCGATAAAGAAAACGCGGTAAACGCAAATCAGCCTGACGTGAAAAGATTTGCAACGGTTGCAAGTTTTGAAAAAGTGACCGGAGTAACATCAAAATACTAACCAACCAAAACCTTGCTTAAAGCAATAAAGCAAAGCTTAAAAACCAAAAAAAATGGATCAGTTTCTTATTGAACCCCGATTTAACGCGCTTCGTGGAGCGTTGTTTTTTGAAACTACCAAGCTCAACGCTTTGGTGTCAGCGGAATACTACGACAACTTTGACGTTTACCAACGTCTGTTTCAAATGTATTCGTGGATGACCATGAATGATGAGCACGAGTTTGTGATGCACTACATGCATGGCAATTCGCTTGTGTGGCAACCTCACAAATCGTGTGCTTGGGATCCGGTTGGAAAAGTAACCATGGGTCAAAGGACAATTACGCCCTGCCCTGCAAAGGTTAACCAGCAATTTTGCTACGATGAGTACATGGATAGCAGCTTTAAGACGTGGCTAAACTGGAGTACAGGCGGTCCTGCCATTGGCTTCAAGCCAGCAGGAATTGCAGCTACCAATATGCTGACCCGGTCCCTAGTTGAGAACGCAACGCGTGGCTATCTTGCGACACTTGTAGCCGGAAAGCTGCATAACGTTGACACCGTTGTCTTCAATCCAGCAACCCCTACCGACATCCGATCTGCTTTTGTAAAAACGGCCTCAACTTGTCGTGGCTGGATCCCGCTACTTCGTGCTATGTCACAAGAAGCTGGTCTTGCACATCTTGACACTTTGCCAATTTCCAGTTCGGATATTAGCAACGATGGAAAGAAGTACACGGGCAACATTTTGACGGTTTACGATGCCTTAGTAGAGCAAGCTCCGCAACGTCTACAAGACGCAATTATCGAGGGAGGAATACCCGGTTTTGATGGAGCAGCTCAAACTTTGATGCTGGTTGCCCTTCCTGAATACCGCGCTATTTACAACCAGATGCTGGCGCAAAAGAACCAAGCGGTGCAAAACGACCCACGGATCACGGTTCGTGAGTTTCCTAGTGCACCCGGACAAACACCGATTCAGGTGTACTACATTGACAAAACGGCAATTATCCCGGTTAATCAAACCGGCGTCTATGACCAGTACCTTCCCGGCACTTCCCATTTTGCTTACCTTACCGTCTCAGGTAACGTCCAATTGGGTGGCAACTTTGCCAACATTCCACGAAGCCGGGATGGTAACGTGGCAATCATGATCCAGCAGTCACAAGATGCCGAAGACTACGGAATGTACAAGATGCTGGCACATTCTTTAATGTCCTCAGCGATTAACGATGTGGACTACATCACCGGCGGCTATTTGTACGCTACACCATCCTAACCGAAACTTTAATGGGGCTTGGCTTTTAGTCAAGCCCTTTAAAACTTAAATCTATTCTACCATGCCACAAATTGTATGCGCCCTTGAATCGTTGGTGAACCAACTGGGCTGTTCAAAACATAAAGGCGTATTTGAAGCGTATTGGACACGTCGCACAAACGTGGATTTTACGGCAATGGCCGCAGACGCGCTAAAATTTGATGCGAGCAATCAACAAGTTTTAGGCTACACTATGCTGAATAGTGCAACTTTCGCACAAATCCAGTTCGACAAAAAGTCAGCTTTTGCAGACTTTACCTATACCGATGCAAATGGTTTTTACGAAATTATTTTCCAAGCAATCCTGAAAGGCAAAAGTTTTGCACGTCGCAACTCTTTACAGGCAGCTATTCAATGCTGTGACATTTTGATCCATATTTACCTTAACGACAATACACAACGTGTCATAGGGGTAGAGTGGAACGGTGTCAAGTTTTCTGAACCCGTTGAACTGGTGCGCGTAGGTCGCCACCTTGACGGGAGCGGACAAATCGGAGGAGCAGATGCTCGTGACGAGTTGGACCTTATTGGACAACAGCTTTACGCGCCCTTATTTGCCACAGTCCCAATTGCCAGCCTCCCTTTAGTGTAAGCTCCAACGAACTATCCGCATTTGGCCCAGAGGTAGATGGAGACATCGCTTTTGGAGCCGAAGCCGGTGAACCCGAAGCTTTTGGGTTTAATTCCGGGTCTGTTGGGGCGACAACGAAAAAGCCTAAAGCAAAACCTTTTGATCCTTAGTGATGGCAAAACTTAAACAAACAACTGCAAAGACGAAGACCACCGCAAAGGACGGGAATGCAAAAACTGTTGAAATTTATGAGGTAGTACAACCAACAGGTGAAGTTGGAACCCTTTTTGTGACTACGGTAGTAGAATTAACAGCGCAAATTGTTAGGACGTTGTACGAGGCCAACCCTGACACAAACAATTTTGACGATGCAGAGCAAACAAAACTGGCCAACCTTGAAGTAGGAGCGCAAGTAAACCCTAACGCTGCTTCAATCGCTTCTTTCTATGCATCAATCGTAGCCCAAGTTACTGAGCCAGAAAAGGCAGCAGGAACTGAATCGGAGCTACGCACCTTTTCTCCAAAGGACGTACAAGACATGATTGCAGCGGGAAGCAATGAAGGTGGAGACGCTGCTATGTCACCCGGTGAGATCCGTGATTCGCTTGTTTCCTTATTGTTAGAAAACCGGTTGCCAGCGACGGCCATTAAAGGCTTGCCTACATCAGGTTATTCAACGCCACAGGCCGTAAGAGACGCGCTGCTAACGTTGGAAGGAGCGGCGCGGTTATCCGCTACGGCTATTAAAGATCTACCGTCAGAGGGCGGTAACGGAGGAGTTGTAGGAGCGATTGGTAGAAAGATATTTACAGTAGGCGGCGTCTTACTAGATGTTTCTTGGCAGGGTGATATTGAGCCAGTTGTTAGCGGGAGCGGTGGCATAATAACTGTTGCAAATACTGCAACGGTTACTGTTGGAACAATCAGCGCAGTAATAGCTACTGCTGCTAGTTTTGCAAACTTCGCTTTGACCCGAATTAACGCTAAAGTTGACGCGGCTGGGCAGCAAGTTTTTAGAGATCGTACAAACGTCACAATTTTCAATTTGCAAAACGGTAGAAGAATTGAGCTGCCCGAAGCAGATTATGGGATCATACACGCACGTTCCTACGGAGCTTCAAACGAGGTAACCGACACGTTCACGGGCATTTCAACAATTACCGGAGGTTATGAAATTACTTTCTCACGATGATAAAATACGTAATTCTTTGCTGTTTAAGCTTTTTTGGCGAAATGATGTTAGCGCAATCGCTAACAATGAAAGGGGCAACCGCTTCAAGCGGTACGTTTACAGCGTCTGGATTAGGTGCTTACTCCGGCGTACTGCTAGACGTTTACGATGTTTACCGGAGTGGTCTTATCGGAGACAGCATAAAGTCTGGGGATAAATTTATTGACGCAAAAGCGGACATTTACACGGTTACGTCGGTAGCAAACAGCGGACGTGACTTTTGCGTGATAGTGCTACAACAGGATGGTTTGGCTCCACATAGATCACCTATTGGTGGCGGTGTAGTATGGCAGTACAAAGAACCGGGTTACATTCCAGTTATGCCGGCAAATCCCGGAAGGATCAGCCAATTTTTACAAGCAAAAATAATAATCCACAACACGGTAGTCGCTACAAATCGTGGAGGCGGGACGGTAAGCCTCATTGCTGCAAAACAAGACACTACAACAATCACAGAACCCAAAGAAGGGGATCTGGCATTATTTGGCGAAACAGGAATACTCTTTCGCGCTTCCTCTTTTTGGGTGGAACGAAATGCAGGACCACCCGGTGAAGATGGAGAAAACGGAACGCTTATTCTAAGCGGCTTTGGCGTTCCAAACACCAATTTAGGTGTAGTCGGCGACTTCTATTTTGACCTTGATGCGCGAAGACTTTACGGCCCTAAAAACCTTTCTGGTTGGACAGGCAGTATTTCACTAATAGGATTGACCGGTCCGGCCGGTCCGAGCGGAAGTTTTATCTTAGGTTATGGATTGACAGGGGAAGGAACGGAGGCGGCACCAGCTAAAGTTGACACTCTTGAAATCGCTACCCGCGCACGTGTGTTAGTTACTATTTTGGAGATGGGGGCGACGCTCGTACAGGTCACCGCCACAGCGGGGCAAAGCTCGATAGTAGCACCTTTCCAAATCAATACAGACAGACCAGAGCAGATCACCCGGAACGGGCAAATACTTACGCTGGGTGGGGGCTACACCCGATCAGGGACAACGTACAATTTCATACCAGTTTTTGTGATAGGTGAGGAAATCCAACTTTTAATCTATAAACAATAACAACATGAAGCATTTACTTATAGTACTAAGTCTACTTATCTCATTTGTTGCGACTGCGCAGCAATTTCAGCACCACCAGATTACCCCGTATTTTTCTACGGATATTGGTGTTACGCCAGTTGTCACGGGGGTGGCCGGCACGAACGTAAGGGCCAACGTTATTGACCTTAAAGCTCAGATAGATGGGCTACAAAACAGTTTTGCAACTGGTCTAACGATAACTGGCACGACTACAAAGACTGTGGCGATCACCCGCAACAATGGTCTTTCTACCCTTACAGCGACCTTCACCGATCTTGCTGGATCGGGCGCGGATGGCGTGGTTAGCGGTGCATCCATCAGCGGAACGACTACTAAGACAATAACCTTAACACGTACAGAAGGCTTGCCCGATATTGTCATTTCATTTCAAGATAATGTGAACGATGCAGACGCATCGCCAACCAACGAGATAAACGTCTTTACTAGGCCAGCCAATATAAATACTGTAACGGGCACAAACGGAGGAGGGATGTTTAGCGTTTTGGACGCTTATCACACGGGATTTTTGACGGTGGCTGGCCAGACTTTCGTACAGCTTCCTGCAAACCCAGATTTGACACTAATGTCACAATTTATGAGAAACGGAAAACTTGAACAAGCTAGTAAAACACAAGGATCCGCTTATTTTTACATCGACGGAATAAACCGCATATCACCATCGACTGGTGAACCCGCTTTTCAGGCTGGTGAAGTTATTTATTACAAATATCCTATAAAATGATTAAGATAAGCAATAAAGCCGGCTGGGTAATACTGGCTGTGGTTCTTTTACTTTCGATGGCGGCAGTCGGCGGGTTTCGGCTGCATCAGATTGAAGATACTGGCCAGTTCGGGCAGGTTGTTAAGTCGCAAGGTGGGGCGGGGCTGGTATTTGCTGACGATGCGGGTGATGACCAAACGCTAAACTTTAACTCCACCTCAGACATTATGACGATTAGTGGCGGTAACACAGTTGACCTTTCAAGCGCAGGTCCGATAACAAAAAACGGAAACGATGCAGATTTTGATGGAGAGCGGTTTGAGGTGCAAGACAACACCGTAATAGTGAAAAAATATCCAGGAAACAAATTTGTAGGAGAAAACCTCTTCAATTTTGCCCCATCCGGGACCGGTTACCTATTGATAAAACTACCAAGTAATATTCCTAGCAGTAATGTACGTCTGAAAATGGACGTTGAAGGCTATGGATATGACAACGGATTGAGAAACTTCGACGCTTCAACCTCATTTCTTTGGCTCGGTAGCAATAAGATATTCTTCCAAGTCAGCAAAGAGGTAGGAGGAGTTCTGGAAGGAAGTATAACTCCAGTTCTTGTGGATGGGGTGACACCTGCCCTTTTAGTTGGCACCAGCAGGAATTGGAGTACCTATCGGTACATAAATGTAAAACGTCTATATGCAGAGTTTGAGGCTGGCCCCATCGTTGATCTTATGAGGGGATTTACGTGGGAGATTCGGCCTACCTTAGCAGGAGTTGTAGCGCAAATCATTGGAGGGCTAGAAGACCACAGCCCATTTAGCAGTATAGGGACAAGTGGCTCCGATCCTTTGACAAAGTTCTACACACCAGTTAGGTGTGAGCAATTGGTTAGAATAACTGGTTACCAGATTTTCAAAATAGCTGTTCCTGCGAACAATACTGTAAACGCAGAGTTTGAAATCAATAACTATTTTATAACTAACAATAAGGTTGCAAAAATACATGTGAACCTTCTTGCAAGTGTTAATGGCGAGGGAAGAAAAGTCAATATAACAGGCTCGTTTGGTTCTAACCAAGTTAAATTGTCTTACGATGGGACGTTTATGTATTTTATATTCGGCGACGGCACCGACTTCTGGGCATCAGGTTCGCAAATGTGTATGCTTTGGATGGTTGTAAGAGGAAATCAAGCGGGCAGCATGAGTGGAGTAGAGGCTGACATATATGAGACGACTGACTTGCAAGGAATTGGGACGGTTTACGATGTCATCGAGACAATCAATACAGGTGATCAAGAGCTAAGTATCTCAGGCGATCAGCTAACACTAAGTCAAAGCGGTGGAAGTGTGACTATACCTAGCGACAATCTAGGCAACCACATCGCCACCCAAAATTTAATCATGGGCGGTAACTTTATCCAGCGCACGGCCGCTAGCGATGAGTCAATTAGGTTGACTTCCGAGTCTGTGACTTTTACGGGCGACTTTGGGGGCAACTACGCAGTCTGGCTATTCAGCAACCACCTTGATATGCCGAAGTTGCCGAACGCTACGAATTTTGCCAATACGGACAGAGGAATGAAAGTGTTTTGGAAACAAAACGAAGTCGTAGACGGGGAAGACCGAAACCGGCTTTACTTACATACTGAGGAAGATCGACCTGTTAACACGTCTGGCGATGCAAGAACTTACAAGATCGTCACGGAGCAAGACTTTGTACAGCGATCGAGCATGAGAACCGCCGACATTTTGCGAACGTCTGGCAGCTTTGATAGCCAACTGCGAACAGATATACCTTTTGCAGGAACGTATAAGGTTTACCTGCATTTGGTGTTTCGTGCTACTATTGCGGGGGGCGGCGTAGGTTGGGCAATTGTAGCTTCAAACCTTGTAAATGCAAATAGCTACTTTACAAGGCAGGATCAATTTTCGGTCACGTCCGATTGGACAACCATAAACTATTTGAACGCGGCAGGAAACGTGATAGACACAAACGTTGCACTTGACTACACCGGTGTGATGGAGTTTTCAGCTCCTACAACGGTCAACATAACGACAGGCACGAACGGCGTAGGTCATACAACCTACGCAAAAGGATGTCATTTAACATTTACAAAAATAAACTAATGAAACTACTCAAAACCATTCTCTTCCTCCTCTTCCTTTGCACCGGCGTTCGCGCCCAAACTACCATTTTGCAAGTCGATGGTTCGTATTTTCTTGAGGAAATTACGACAGCCGACAACGGAACTGAAAGGCCCGATACCTTACGTACCGTCAGATTCATTGGCGACACGACGGATTACATTCAAACCTTGCGGGACATCCGGCGCACGTATGCTGCGGCAAACGCAAGGTTGTTCCGGAAAATATACGAAGCCAATTTTCGTATTGCCGACAGAGACTTTTTAGCTGCTGCTGCTGAAATTGGCGTTGATCTTGATAGCATCGAAACGTCAATACTAGCATCAAGAATTTTGTCAGAAAGCATGGTTTTGACAGTTAAAGAAACGGACATTCCTG